ATCCGACAACATAACACAACACAGCCAACCCCTCCCCCCCTATGTTGTTTTTATACAACACTTTAGCGATAGTGTTGTTTCTACGCAACAGTCTAGCACTCAACAGACTAGACTGCTAACAATAGAGTAAAACTATCGGGTTGTATGAGGGGCTATGTTGCACCTTTATAGTGCAACCTAGTGCAACCTAGTGCAACCTAGTGCAACCTAGTAAACTTAGACCAATAGGCTTAGACTATCGACAATGATACTCAATAGTTAAATACAATCAATAACTTAGGGTTTATCCTAGTATCTTTTCATAGCACTAATCCGTTATACTGTGTATGTAGTATTGATAAACAGTAGATAAGAAAGGGATTAATTATGTGGTATATCGAAATGAAATCACTTATTAATGATAGCGGTAAAGACAATTGGATTCAGCAATACAGTTATACAGGAGACCATTATTCCTTAGCAAAGCATGACATGGAATTATTAAAGTCAAAACATGAAAACAGAGAATTTAGACTAATTTGTATCGATAACTTTTAATTAAGGGTTTATCCCTATTGCGTATCATTAGCGATAGGGATAGACTGTAAACACTTAAACACTTGAAAGGGTTAATTATGTGGCAAACTAAAGTCTTCAAAACTAGAGAATCAATGCAACAATGGATCGCTAAAAACGATCATAAAACCCAATGGCATGAGATATTTATCAATAATGCTTACGGGGTAGAATTTAAGAAACTAATTGTAATATATTAACTGAGAGGGTAAAACCATGATTAAAGCATTTATTAACGGAATGATGGAGTTTAGATTGTCATATACCACAAGCTATGACGATTTGAATTTGACGAATATTTATGAACTAGGGCGAGAACTAGCCCACAAACTAACCTTTAGGAGATACGAGTCATAATTGACTCAATGGAATCAATATAAAAAAGATGCGGGAGTCAATCCCAAATATTGTTTCTAGTAGTAAACTTAACCGGCAGTATCTTAACTTTAGACAGGAGATTTATATTATGAGAATCAAACCAATAGCGTCAAATATGACCGAATTACTACTTAATGATGGCACACAAGTGCTATTCAGTTATGAGACACCAGTAGCGTGTTTTCAAAACAATAAGTTCTATAAGACCTCTCACAAATGGAGTAGAACCACATCTAAACACATTGGCAAATGGGCTAATATGTTTTGGAATGTATCATTTGACCAATGGCATGATATGCCACAGGATTATTTTAATAACTTAGTTAAGGGAGTTTAATCATGTCAGATAACACTTATAACGGATGGACAAATTACGCCACATGGCGGGTAAACCTTGAGATATTTGACGGCATGGACGCATCAGATTTTAGTGCAGAAGAATTACCTGCTTCTGAATTTACAGAAATCTTAAAAGACTATGTCGAAGAGATTCTCTGCCAAGACTGCGATCCATCACGACTAGCACATTCTTATGCTATGGCGTTTATTAATGAAGTAAACTGGTACGAGATAGCTAAACATATGATTGATTCTTACGAGGAGGCAAACCATGATTAAATCATTATTACTGACTGGCGTGTGTTTATACACTTGTTTAACTGCTATTTATGTCATTGTTTTTTATCTATGAAAGGGGTTTGATTATGAAAGATTATCCAACAACGCAATTCTTAAAAGATGCTTTCCCATATGCTTTAGGTTATTGGCAAGGCAGATCGTCAGGCTATTTTGAGAATGGCACTTATGAAAACATGAGCGATTTTCATAAACACTTATATAAGTTAGGATATGATTCAGGAGTGGCAGATTATTGCGAATTAGATGATGATTGCCCGAAGTTTGAACCCGCTAAAGAGGAGATATAGTTATGCAATATAAACCAAACCCAAACAATATAGAGAACTTATCCGATAACGAACTAAACGAGATTAAAGCCTATGTTAAGGGAATAATTGAGGGTATAAAAGACACTCATAAACCCGATAAGATAGATTTTATTTTAGAGGACTATTGGACTGCATGGGATAATACTATTGATATTAATATATGGTTAGATGAATCAGACCCTAAACGATATTTAACTACACTCTATCGAATCCATGAATCAGGCTATACAGACATGGAAACATTTCAGCGCTTAGACTATCTGAAAGAGGGTTAATTATGAACTATTCACACTTAGAAATAGCCACAGAAGTGGCGCTACAAATTGGCGATATATTAGAGGATAGACCGAGGGCAGAGAGTCGCTGGCATTTATGTAATATTGCTAAGCGAATCATTGACGCTAATATTATCACTGAGAAAACAGAAGACATTGACGAAGTGATTAAAGCGTGGTTATCTGATAAAGAGGGGTATTGATATGAGTAAGGATAGGTTTGACTATTACATGGAATTTATGTCAATGCGCTTAGATGATCCTGATTTTAGCCTGATGTATGGGGTCGGTGAATATGATAAATGGTATTCTGATTATATGGAGATACTTTCACAAAAACACTATGAACCCATGGAAGAGAATAAACCATGAAAACTGCACTATTTTGGTGCATGACATACCTAATTTTAGCCTATGTTGTGTATCATCTTGTTGGGGTGATGTTATGTTATACTTGGGAATACCTCTAAAACATCTTAAACGGGGCTATACGGGGTTTTCTTGAGGTAGTTAAGGGGTAGGTAGCCTAGCAGTAAAATAAACGCCACAATCAGGCTAAAAACATAGCCTATTTTGGCAAGGTAATGGGTTAGTATGCTAACCTATGTTCAACTCGAATTGATGGAGATATGATGCACTGCACAATATGCGACAAAATGCTTAATGATTATGAGTCAACACGAAAGACCTTAGATGGCGCTTACTTGGATATGTGCCAAGAGTGTTACACAGGTTTAGACGTATTGATCCCGACAATAGATCGTAAGGATTTATTACACGAGGCGGATATGCCTAGTATGGATCAAATATTTGACGAATACGGGGACTATGAAGACTATACCAACAATGAAGACCTATAACGTAATACAACTTAGTATATGCTTATGTTATATACATAGTTAAAACCTACTATAACGTAATACTATAAAGTGAGGGTATCATAAAATGATTATTTTGTCAATAGCTTTGTGTTGTATTTATGTCGTTGTTTTTATTAGCAATGTGTGATATTGTCGAAACTACTGGGAGGAATTTATGCATCATAACGAAGAAGCACGTTATCATTTTACATTGATGGATATGGTCGATCTAATCGGTGATTATGGCTATGATCGTGTCATGGCTGATTTGGATGTCGCTATCGCTGATAAGGTCAATCGCTTAGTTCAACGTGCAGTAGCGGAGGATAATGATGATTGAGAAACTAGAAGCACCGGAAGGATATGTCTTTGTATGTGTGCATTGTGCTAAGGATATTGGCATTGAGTTACCAGACGAAACGAATCCCTATGAGTTAGCCGATGAACTAGACCGAGTATTGCAAGTAGCAGGGTGTGATAATCGAGTGCCTAGAATGTTACGTCAGCAAGCAGATCGGATAGCGGAATTGGAAAACCAATTAGATAAATGCAGTCATCACGAGGCTATGGCACACCAAGGCGGGTATGGGATTGGGTATGCTGAAGGTTTAAAAAAGGCACAAGAGAAATGAATAAAATGGGTATGGAATTAATTACTGATAGCGAAAGATCAGCAAAGTGGAACCATGAACAAAATAATTGGGATGTCGCTGATAAGATGGTTTATCAATGGAAGAATAAGACAGAACAATCACCTAGATTTAGTATTCTTCACGATGCATTAGATTGGATGATTAAGAGGAACTCATGAAAGACCTTATCTTTATCGGGGTTTTTGCTCTAGGTTGTTTATGTGGTTGGATTGCTAATCAGGTGCATTTTGAACATAATGATTGCATTGACTACTCAGGTAAATATTATCGGTATGAGGCTTGGTTAAGCGTTAAGGATGGGATTTACCGGTGCTTTTGGATTGAGAAGGATTACCCACATAGGGTTAGAATACAAGGAATAATTGATGTAAAGTAAACCTATAAGTTATATTTATTGATTATTTTATAACCTATAAGTTATACATAATGTAACATAAACGATACATTAAGTGGGGTTATTGTAACAAATACGATACATTAGGAGAATGATGATGAAACCAAGTGATTTAGTAGGGCGCATTACAGAAGCAAATCGTATCAGTGGGACTCGTGCATACGGGGACTGTGAATACAGGGAAGAAGATCCAAGAATGGCAATATGGAAACTTGAAGCAGAATGGATTGTTAAACAACAAAAGGAGAAGCAAGATGGATTACTATGATTACAGTTGTAAAGTTGATGAACTACAAGGCAAGATAGAATGTTTTGTTGAGTTGTTGGTAACACTAGCGTCAGTAGATTCGGATGATCAAGCTAGTGGCACATTCTGGTTTATTAAGGATACTGTGAAGGGTTATTGTCAGGAACTTGAAAGTCTATCGGATGAATTAATGGAGAATCACAGAGAACTAACTGATCAAACTACTTCATTGAAGCCAAAGAAAAATGCTGACAAAACAAAGAACAAGTAAATTCCTAAAGCACATCGCTTGCCCGAATTGTGGGTCATCGGATGGTAATGCTTTGCATGATGATGGTCATACTTATTGCCATGTATGTCATACTTACACCGATGGCGATGGAGTTATTACCAAGAGAGAAATTAAACCAATGAATAAGGACTTAGAATTCTATGACAATGCTACTTCTAATGCTATCGCTGATCGTAATATTTCTTCGGCTGTTTGCTTAAAATATGGAGTTAAACAAGATGTTAACAAGCATTATTACCCTTACTTTGATAATGATGGCGTGTTATCTGCTATTAAAATTAGGCTCGTCAGTTCTAAAGCATTCTCGATTGCTGGTGATTTTAGCTCTACGATGCTATTCGGTCAAAACTGTTTCCCTAAAGGCGGTAGATTCTTAACGATATGCGAAGGTGAATTAGACGCACTATCAGCGTTTCAGATGATGGGCGCTAAGTATCCTGTGATATCGATTCGTAATGGCGCATCGGCTGCTTTGAAGGACTGCAAAGCACAATACGAATACATTGATTCATTCGAGAATATTGTCTTGTCGTTTGATGGCGATGAAGCCGGACAGAAAGCAATGCAGTCTGTTGCTGAGTTATTCGGTGGCAAAGTCAAGATGATGAAGATGCGAACAGGACTCAAAGATGCCTCGGACTATCTCAAGATCAAGGCAGATAAGGAGTTCGTTGACGATTGGTGGAGAGCAGAGCAGTATGTACCGGATGGCATTATCCAAGGCTCTACGCTTTGGGAGATGGTATCTAAACCGATTGACAAAGCAGAAGTAGATTATCCTTATGCTGGTATCAACAAACTAACCTATGGCATTCGTAAGGGCGAGTTAGTGATGATTACGGCGGGATCAGGCTTAGGCAAATCGCAGTTCTTGCGTGAGATCGTATGGCACATCCTATCCAAGACCGAAGACAATATCGGGATGATGTTCTTGGAGGAGGGTGTGCGTAAGACGGCTAGATCGCTGATGTCCCTAGCGGCGAACAAGCCGATTCATTTACCCGATGTTGATGTATCACCGGAGGAGTTAAAAGATGCCTTTGATAGAACACTTGGCACTAACCGCCTTTATCTGTTTGATCATTTTGGAAGCAGTAGTCTTGACAACATTGTTAATCGTGTCCGTTACATGGCAAAAGGACTTAACTGTGGCTACGTGGTCTTGGATCACATTAGTATCATTGTTAGCGGCGGTGACGTGGGCGATGAACGAAAGGCTCTTGACGCTATCATGACACGCTTGCGGATGTTGGTGCAAGAAACAGGGATTAGCCTGTTATGTGTGTCGCACCTGAAACGTCCTGAAAGCAAAGGGCACGAGGAAGGCGCTGTTACATCGCTGGCTCAGTTGCGAGGCTCAGGCTCGATAGCACAGTTATCTGACATTGTGATCGGACTAGAGCGTAACGGACAGGCTACTGACATGATTGAAAGAAACACTACTCATGTTAGGGTTTTAAAGAATCGCTTTAGTGGCTACACTGGCGGTGCTGGTGATTTGTTATACAATCCATCAACAGGCAGAATGTTAGAGATACAGGAAACTATATGAAAGATGATTTACTAGAAAAAGCATTGAAGTACGCAAAGCATGACGATTATAATGTTACCCGTAAAATCATTACTGATCTGTGCAACGAGATCGAGCGATTGCGTGAACTTAATAAAGATGTCTTTAGCAGGATTCAGGACAATAAAGAAATCTTTAATCATGCTGAACGCTATCTGTGGCTACGCAACGCAGCATGGGATGTTCCTCCGGGGGCGTATGCACCGATTGTGGTGATATGCGATAACAAGATGGCAACATGGGAATGGCTTGATGGCACTGCGTTAGATTTAACTATTGATAAATGGCGTAACGATGTTACTCTTTAAATGGATTGCTACTTGTCTTTGCTTAGTCGGTATCGCATTAACCAGCTACAATATCTTTTCTCTTTTTT